TGCAGTCTGTGTGAAATATCCAGTCTTGACTACTCTTCGTGCAATATCTTCAATGATGTCTTGCTCTACCTGACTGTATATCTCTACTACTGGGTCAGCAACTGACATTAAATATTCAGGTTCAAGCATTTCATCATCTCCTTTTAATCAGCAACCCTTGCCTTTTCCTTTGCCGCCTTTACCACCTTTGCCGCCTTTGCCGCCTTTTCCTTTGTTTCCACCGCAAGCCATACTGTCACCTCCTATTCATAACAACATATGTCTTCTTCATTTGATTTCGATGCATCTGTTCTCGAACTTCTTGTATGCATCTAAGTACATCTCGTTTTTTTCTTTGTTGTAGGTCACTTCGTAATACATACCATCTGGCAAGGTTGTCGAAAGCATTGCCTTAATGTTTCCTAACATATAGCAATTCCATACTACAAAAACATCAAAAGGTGGGATTTTGTCTGTCTTGTCCATATGTTCAACTACGTATTCTCCTACAAGCATTCTTGCTTTTGCTGTGAACTCGTTATTTCCCATAGTAATATCTCCATTCTTATCTGAATATCCTGCCGCTTGACTTATCCCTTATCTCGATTCTTGTTACAAGTTCAAAGCCGCTCAATACTATTATTGACTTGAGTACATTAATCAGAAGAGCAACCTTTTTCTCTAGGTTGTTTTCAGCTTTTATCGTTGCATATGCAGTGGGGTCGGGGTATCCTTCGTTGTTGTAGTAGTCTCTGTACCTATTGGACATCTTTAAACTACCTCCCCATTTTCTTCAGGCTCTTGGTTGAAACCTAGGAGTTCATCGTCTGTAGGCTCTGTATTCTCAGCAAGCTTCCTCTTTGCAGTTGCTTCATCTTCTCCGTACCACTTCATGCGGTATTCATAAGGCAACATCAATCCCTGAGAAACTTCCTGCTGGTCTCTAATGCGTTCAGCTTCTGCATCTACTATGATGCTATCGTCCCAAACAAAGGTTGTTTCATATTTTCCGTCAGGAGCAAGTTCATAGAGAACAGCAAGGCAGTACATAGCATAGGCTAAGTCATTGAGTGCAGTTTCAAGCGATGTCTGAATGTCCTTGATGGTTGAATAGGATCGCTGCTTCATAATCTTGATTTCGGTTGCACTCTTTGCTATTTCCTGTGGGTCAGACAGAGTTCCACGAGATAAGCAGCAAGCATCTTCAATCTGAATGAGGAGTCTGTTCAAGCCTGACATATAGTTTGCATCTCTAAGAGTGGGCGACCAAGCCTTGAGCAAGCTATCTCCGTTTGTGGTAGTGGCATCAATATTATTTGTTCTGTACAGTCTTTCCTTACCTTCAGGAAGCTGAGGCTCACCATTGACAGTCTTGAATGCATCAATGGACGCATCTACTGCAAGTTCACCACCTTCATACTCCCAAAGGAGACGCTGAAACTGGAAGTCTGCTTCTTTTATAAGGTCTACTGCCCTTGCATAGACAGAAACTCCTAACGGAGACCTCATGTCTATTATGTTTCCTAGCGGAATTTTGAAATAAGCAAACAGCGGAGACTCTACATTCTGAAGGTGGACTTCAGGCTCTATTTCTGACCAGTCTGCAACTTCTGAAAGCTGACATTCTTTGCCTAGGGATTCTTCTACAGCGGAGACATATGCCTTGTTCGTAATCGTGTAATCAGTGCCTTTAAGCTCATGCTTTTCCAGTCTGCTGTATACCTTCTTGCCTTCCCATGTTCTGTAGATAAAATAGGCTGATGTAATCTTCTGAGCGTTGTTGAAAGCTATCGGATAAAACGAGTTGGCGTGGATTATTTCTGTCGTAATGCCCCCGTTGTAGATATAGGGCTTGAAGACAATGCCTCCTCCTGCACAAGCATACTCAGTGTTGGGCTTTATGTCTTTTTTTACTTGCTTGAACTGTTCGCTAATGAAATCAGCCATCGGAGAGCCAGTGATGTTGACTTCCATCTCAAGCGTAACCGCTCTTGCTATTTCCGATGCAACTATTGCAGGAATACCAAGAGACTGGTGATTCTTTTCAAGCCAAGGAGAATTGCCTCCGAACATCTCAAGCCATAAGTCAATAGCAGACATCATTCTGTCTGTAGTGACAGATTCGTTCTGAGCTATTTCTGCTACGCTTCTTAAAAAGGTGTTGCTGAACATTCCTTTTATCCTCCTAAAAAAATTTTTCATCATTTCAAAAGCCATTTTGACTCATCCTCCTATCCGTTTGCCTGAATAAACCTTGCTGCTTCACGCTCTATTGTGTACTCAAAGGCATTAAGTGTACCAACATCGGAAGAGTCGCTTCTACTGTCAGCTACCTTCTTTTCAGTCCATACAGCAGTAGTAAAGGCTCTTGCAAGGGTTTCGCAGTCTTCAGTAAGCATCAGCCTATTCTGAGTGAGCAACCTTGTCGTAAGTCTGATTCTGTTGTTTACATCATCATTTGCAGCCTGTCTTACATTTATTGGAATGCGATACTTGTCTGCTGAATCTCTTATGCACTTGAAAAGGAACTGCTCCTTTGCATCGCAGTATGCATAGTCCAGCTTCCTGTATTTCTGCTGGATGTTCATGCAGAATTCATAGAATTTCTTACCTAGAACATCAGTCTCAACTTCACCTTCGTAGGTGACAGATGCTAGAACTATAGCCCTCTTGTGTCCTGCAATGATTGCTGTAGCAACCATAGAAGTTCCACGTATAGAGCTTCCTATACTGATGCCTATGTTGACCTGTGCTATAGGCATAGTCTTAACAATTTCATAGTCAACCATAATGGACTCAGTTCGTTCAATAAAGCTGTTGTAGACTTTATTCTGCGTATAGCAAGAAAGAGCAACAGCGTCACCACGGTCAGGTGAGCTGATGCCCCTTGTTTTCATATCTTTTTTTGGTTCAAGCATAATCTTGCCATTGCTTGTTATGCTGTATTTTCTAACTGAGAGCTGTGCTACCATTTCTTCATCATTAGGAAGACTAATCTCTCTGTTCTCCATTTCTTCCTTAACTATCGCCCACATATAGGTCGAAATGTCTTGGTAGTGCTCATCAGAGCCATCTTTCGGAGGCTTATTGCCAAAGTTGACTGGCACAATTTCGAGTCTCCTAAGTTTTTGCTCTGTTTTGACTTCTTCTAACCTATCTGTGACACCTCCACCAAGTCCAGTGTCATCTATGTTAACTGTGACTACACCCTTATAGGCTGGGTAATCACTTAGGATTTTCTTATATGTCATTACTATGTCGCCTACAGTAGTCATAAGGCTTTGCCCATGTCTAGCTATCGGAATGTCTATCTTACCACCAATATTGGTAGCTATGATTGTCTCATCATCTCCGTATCTAGCAACGTCAACTCCCATAGTAATTTTGTTGATTTTCGATAGGTCTATCTCGTTCAGAATTGTCTGTTCAATAAGCGGAAGCGGAATGAATACATCGTCTTCTTGTGTGGGGAATTCTCCAAGCACACGGACTTTGTAAACATTGCTGTTCTCTCCGTATTTTCTTTTGAACATTTCTATGTTTTGCTTATTGGTTCTCTTGCTTTCCAACGAGCTGACTGTGTGACATTTATACAAAGCCCTGTCTCTTGTGTGACTATCGTAAAACGCACCAGTGATTCTAGTGGGGTTTCCGCACATCAGAAGCTTGTTGTTATCACCTGACAGCGTAGCCAAGACAGCTTCCATTATTTCATCTTCAACACCAGATGCTTCATCTACAATGAAAAGCATATTGTCTTCGTGGAAGCCTTGCATATTTTCAGGCTGAGATGCAGTCTTTGCTACTGCAAACCATCTTCGTTCATAACCGTCAACGTAGACATAGGTCTTTGTCCAGTGCAGTATGACACGCAATATGTCGCTTCTACTTATCCACTTGTTGAGTTCAGCCCAAAGAACGTCATTCAACTGTTGTGCTGTCGGAGCTGTTGCTACTACTCTAGCATATGGGAAACAGCTTAGAAACCATAGTGCAGCTACAGCTTCAGAGGCTGTTTTTCCTATTCCGTGTCCAGACTTAATCGAGACCTTCGGGAAGTTTGCCAAATCCATAAGAAGGGCTTCCTGATAAGTCTCAGGCTCAAATTGCAAGACTTCTTTTGCGAACAGAATAGGATTCTTTCTGTACTGAGGTATCTTTTTCTTGAACAGCGATAGCCTTTCATTATTCTTCATTAGAGTTCTCGCTTTCATCAGCTTCAAGTACAGCAGTTACCCAGTCATCAACAGCGTTATTGCCTGATTCTTTATTACCAATCTCAGCTTCAAACTTTCTTTCTTCAAGCTTGAGTCTGTCTCTTTCATATTCGTGGTTTGGAAGTTCTCCAGCAAGTTCAATCATCGTTTTCATAGCAGTAACATTGCCTGTCATTGCTTCTGTGAACAGCCTAGCCATTATTGCTACCCTATTCGTAAAGTCTTCATTGTCTATTTGCATAGACTTCAGGTTTTTTGCTATGGCTTCACTACATGGCAAATCAAGAACAAGTCTGGCGGCTGATTTTGCGTCTCTTTTTTTTCTTCGTGTCTCCCCTGATTTAATGCCTCCATTACGTCCTCTAGTCTTTGCTTCTTCTTTGCTTCTGACTGGCTTCAGGTTCTCAGGAGCTCCACCCTTTTTCGCCATTCCACCACCTTCCTTCGAGGTTGATTTTCATAATGCCAAAATGACCCCGTTAAGGCTTCTAGATAAGTCTTAACAAGGTCATATGGATAAGTTGTAGTCAATGTGGAAAAGCCTTTTGTGGCTCAAATATGAGCTTTTGGCTTCGTGTTGTTTAGAATAGTGATTCTTGTCTAGGAGGCTCTTCCCAGCCGTTCTTCTCTAACTCCTTGAGGTCTTTCGGGTTAGGCTGAGGACATCTGTCGTCATTATCAAAGCCGCCTCTCTGTCTTTCTGCTTCAAGTGCAGGAGTCCAATCTCCATCATCGTAGACTCCTCTTTGATAATGTCCTGATTCCTCTATGGCTTTCTCTTCGTTTGCAATGAAGTTCTCAGATGTTGCTTCAGGATTCGAGTGCCTGAATCTAGAGTAGAAGTCGTGGCAATAATCAGGCAGATAGCCATCATAAGTGCAAGCATCTAAGTCAATAATCATCTCTTCTTCTTTAAGAATTTTCTCAGAGAGCATTTCATTGCAAGCAAAAAAACAGCCATCTCTGTTCTTTCTACAAAAGAGCAAGAGCGTGACTGCCTTGGCTACAAACAGCTTATCTCTGTCATAGCCTTTTCTGTTTTGATTTACAATTTCATCTGCTGACCGTAGAGCAATAATCTCTTTTGTTATTGTTCCATAGCAATCTTCTGCCGAAATGGTAATGAGCCTTTTCCATAGATAAGCCCAATATCTTCCGAACATTTCATTTGCTGCATAACCAGCTAGGTTTGGATTGCATCTTCTGATGCTTTTCTGTAGCATATTGCTCATATCTGAGAGCAAATGCCCATTCTTAGTATAAAGTTGATTGAAACCCATACTATTCTCCTTTTTTCTATATTTTATGGGATGTCCCACGACTATATCGTCGTCTTTTTGAAAACTTTTGTCAATCGTAAAAACTTTAAAATTTTCAAAATTATCTTTTTACGTTCAGCGATGATTTGTTGTGCTTGTCATCGAACTTGTAGTACTTTCCCCACTTGGATTTCATTCTTTCAATGCTGCCAAGCTGGTCTTTTCTTATTCTACCTTCAGCAGAGCCTCCAGCATTGGTGCATATCTTGGACTTTCCAGTGATGTACTTGGGCATCAGAATAATTCTATTCATCATCAGTTCCTGAAGGATGATATCAGTGTCGTAGTTGTGCTCAACAGACTTGTCAATCACAGCCTTGAATTTCTCCTTATTTATCCACTTAATACCACCACTGATTCCTTTGAACGTGAACTCCTGAGTGTAATTGTACGGGACTGAACTTGCATCCTCACAAGCAAAGCCAATTTCCAAATCCACAATCAGCTGTGCAATTCTTTCTATTTCGCTTGTGATTACTTCCTTGTCTTTCTTAATCGGTTCGTTGAAATCCAATCTGTAAAGGATGTCCTCAAAGTCATCGTCTAGGATGCATATTACTTTCTCAGGCGTGTTGTCTATGATCCAGTTGGTAACAGCAATCTCACTGTCAATTTCGCTGTCTTCAACAGCTATGAGATTATCTATGCCAGCCTCACGATATGCAGCTTCTTCTGACTTCCTGACAACATATGTGCAGTATTCAAGCAGGTCGTAGGTAAGGATGGTATCGCTTCTTTTATAGCTAGGCACATAAATGCAAAATGTTACATCTTCCATCCATCGAACACCTCCTTCAAACTATCAAAGCCGCAGTTCATAACATAGTCAATGACCGAGAGATTCGGAATGAATTCTCCCCACATCTGCTTGTATTCAAACGGCTCAAACTTTGCATATTTCAACTGTACTCCAATGCCATTGAAGTCTTCTTCATTCTGATACGAAGCAGCTCCAGTTCCGCTTATGTATGTTTCAGCATTCAGCTTACTGCAAATATCCAGTATCCTTTGCTCTTTTGTGCTCTGAATATCTAGCTGAGACGACAAAATTATCTGTCTCTCGAAATTAAAACGTCTTAGAAATTCTTTGTATACTGCAATGTTCAAGTCACTAAGGTGATTGTATTCCATCGATAGAAGATTCTGTAGAAGACTTTGTACCTCGTTAAAATACTGTGCTCTTTTGTAGTTCATCTCCAAAGTCTTCAAAAACTTCTTATACCACAATGTATCAGCAAATTTTACTTCGTTAATCTTGGATGTGTACTCACAGCTGACTGGTATCTTAACCTTCATCTTTCCTTGAGCAGTCTTGATGTAGTTGAAGTCATGCATACCTCTTTTTGAGTACTGGACATCGTCCAAAACAACAAGTGCATCTGAGCAGTATATCTTCCAAAACAGACCAAGATACGGAATAAAATCAGGCTGATGCGTTGCTATCTTCATTGCTTTCTACCTTGTTTGTTATCTGATTTTCTATATCATCGTACCAAACAGCTCTAGCGTTAATCTTACGCTTCTTGGCAATCTTGACTTTCTTGCCATCTATGCCAAGCTTTCTTGTCAGGTCTAAGTAGTCAAGTTCTGTCCTACAGGCTATGAGAACATAGTCATACTTCTCATAGTGAATAAGCTCCATCTCTTGGATGTTTCTTTCATTGGGATTTATCTGTTCTTCAGTTATACCAAGGTCAACTGTGAGGTCAGCTGTCCAGTCAGCCAAAAGGTCTAAGTCCCATTCACCAGCGTGAGTGTTATCCTTGATGTTGATTGCTCTAAGTTCCGACTCAGTGTAGCCTATCAGCCTTTTGCATAGGACTTTTGTGTTGTCATCTTGCTGTCTCATAATGCTGAGTCTTTGGTTTCCTGCAATCACATTGTTGTTCTCGTCTATCAGGATAAGACCAAAGTCTCCAAAGTCTTCTAAGGACTTCTTCAGCTCATCACGCTTTGCCTTTGAAATCTTTCTAGGATTACCAAAGCCAGTCTTGATTTCCTTTACTGGGAGTTCTATTGTTTCTATTCTTTTTTCCATTTCACATCCCTCTCTTGAATACCATCTGAAATGCTTCTGCGTATTCATAGCCTGACTGAGAGCCCCTATATTCAGCAAGTGCTTTGATGGCTCTTTCAGACCTTGGGTGCGGATGGTCACGAACTACGTTTTCATACAGTTCAAGTGCCTTGATTTTCTTATCAATCTGCTTTCTTGTTACTCCTACGAAGGTGTTCGGTGCAAACTTTTCAGGAACAGTCCAGTCTGTTGCAGACTTGACTTCCATATAGTAGAGTTCGCTTACTGTATTTGTTCCATACCTCATCCTCTGACCGTGCCTGAATGCAACCTGACAGGCTTTCGAGGTATGAACGTGGTCATCATTAACATCATCAGGATGATGAGTGATAACTACATCAGGTGAACAGTCAGCTATGACGCTTTCAATGAAAGCTACAAGCAAGTAATGGTCAACGTTATTGAATCTCAGGTTCGGAAAGTTGCCTTCATAGAAATTGCTGTACTTCATAAAGCCAACAGATTTCTTAATATCGCTTTCAAAGCCTTTTTTGTTTCCTATATACCTAGTTTCATCTTCATTGTTCATGAAGCATACAGAAACTTCATTACCTTCTTCAAGCAATTTGGTTATCGTTGCTCCACCACCCAAGAGTTCATCGTCTGGATGAGCAACTACAAATAAATACTTCATTGCTACTCCTTCCTGTAAAGCGGAAAGAATGTTCCATCGTCTTCTTTACCGCCACATAGGGATTCATAAATTTCTTTGAGATACACCTTGTCCAAAACATAAAAATCAGTCGGTTCATCTTTCGTGAATTTCATCTTGAATTTCAGAACAGAGTCTTCACGAGAGTGTATCCCTCCACCAAGATCAATCGTCTTATATCCAAGCTTGCTAAGATACTTTGTGGCTTCATAAATAACAAGCTTCATCGATGCTATGTTGGAATGCTCTTCATCTGATGCACTTAGGTGGTAGTATGCTTTTCCGTTCTTAGCTAGGAAGATCGCAGACGAAATAATCTTTCCTTCATAGAGTGCATATGCATTCAAGACATCTCCGTCAGCTTCGAACAACTGTTCGTAAAAGCTTCTTGGCATGATGTAATCAAAAGCTTCTTTCCTTGACATAGATTCATCGTAGATTCTGATGAAATCATCTATGTGGTCTAACTTATCAGTGACTTCTACAGTAACTCCGTAGGACTGGGCTTTCTTGATGCAGTTCCTGTTTCCAGCGTGCATCATAGTCCATATTTTTTCTTCGTCTTCAATGCCGTATATCACAGATTTACCAACAAGTCTGTTCTGACCAAATCTATGTTCGCTACAACTTTTTATTTGTGGATTACATCTTACGAACTCTGAAACTATTTTGTTCTTTTCCGCATAGTCTTGAATCACTTTGCTAAGGACATCTATGTCCTCATCTATTTCATTTCTTACAAGCCATCCATAAAAACCTGAAATGCTTGTCAAATCAAAGTACTCAGTTCCATCTATTGCTCTTTTGCAAACAACGTTTATTGCCTCAGACTGAGTACCTCTGAAATGGAGAAGCTTTATTTCTCCTTTTTCGTGCTGACTATATGCTTTTACATAGCCATAGGTGTAATGAATCGTGGCGTTTTCAAATCTGTTGACAACTTCATCCCATTCTTCTTTTCTTTCTAGGGATATCTCAGACAACTCAGACATACTGAATACCGCCTTCATCGAAGATTCCTGTCTTGAGCAGGAGCTTCTTCATTCCTTCTTTATCAAGTCTTTCTGCTACATCTGAGTTGAACTCATCAGAACCGTATATGTTGTGAAGACTTACTCCTCCAAAGCCGTAATTCAGATCCCTTTCATCCATTGGAATTCTGAAATAATCTCCAAGGTCTTCTGCAAATGCCATTTCTTCTTTTGTGACTAGAGTTTCGTACTTCTTTTCTCCGTGTCTGACACCTATTGGTCTTACCATAGGCTTAACATTAAGAATATCAGACATGGCTTCAACCAAAGTATCAATCGTTGCTGCTGGTGCTTTTTGAACAAACAGGTCTCCTTGCTTGCCATTCTCAAATGCATAAAGAACAAGGTCTACAGCATCATCCAAGGTCATCATAAACCGAGTCATTCTTCCGTCTGTTACTGTAACATCGTAACCACCAAGCATCTGCTCCTTGAAGATGGGGATAACAGAGCCTCTAGAAGCCATAACATTGCCGTATCTAGTTCTACATATAACAGTTCCGTTGTCTCCTATGCTTCTTGCCTTTGCTACTGCAACCTTTTCCATCAACGCCTTTGTCATTCCCATTGCATTTATGGGGTAGGATGCTTTATCTGTGCTGAGGACTACAACTTTCTTCACACCATACTGATTTGCAAGTTCCAGAACATTATTTGCTCCTAGAACATTGGTCTTTACTGCTTCTGTCGGAAAGAATTCACACGATGGAACTTGCTTTAGTGCAGCTGCATGGAATATGTAATCTACTCCGTTTATTGCATCTACTATGCTATTCTTCTCTCTTACATCTCCAATGAAAAACCTAAGCTTTTTGCTTGCGTAATGGTTTCTCATTTCATCTTGCTTCTTTTCGTCTCTTGAGAATATCCTTATTTCTTCTATATCAGTATTGAGAAATCTTCTGCATACTGCGTTACCAAAGGAACCAGTGCCACCAGTTATAAGCAATTTCTTACCTTCAAACATATTATCGCCTCACTTTTCCGTGCCGTAGTTGAGGCAAATATTCTTATTGAGTATTGCTCTTATCACCGAGATGACTCTCTGCTGTTCTTCTTCCGTCATATTCGTATCAGATGGGAGGCAAACTCCGTGAGTGAACAGATAATCAGAATATGCAGTAGGCGTTGTCTTGATGAAATCGCAATCTTTCCAAAGCTCCTGAGTGTGCATGGGCTTCCAAACGTGACGTGCTTCAATGTTTTCGTCAGCAAGTCTTCGTACTATTTCTTGAGGGTCAGTGTAGGATGCATCTCCTAGGACAAGAACACTAAGCCAGTAGTTTGACTTGCAATCACTGTCTACATTGAGCATTTCAATATCGTAGTCTTCATAGGAATAGAATGCTTCATCATATCTGTCGAAGATGTCCTTCTTCATTCCTATGAGCTTGTCTATCTGCTCAAGCTGTCCAACTCCTATAGCCGCTGAGATGTTACTTAGTCTATAGTTGAAGCCAATCTCTTTGTGCTCATAATAAGGACTTTTTTCTTTTGCCTGAGTTGCAAGGAACAAAGCGTGGGAAATAGCTTTAGAATCGTTTGAGACAAGCATTCCACCACCTGATGTAGTTATAATCTTGTTTCCGTTAAAACTGTATGTGCCAAATTTGCCAAACGTGCCAACGTGTTTTCCATTGATAGTACATCCCAGCATTTCTGTGCTGTCTTCTATCATCGGTACTCCATGCTCTTCACATATAGCTTCAAGTTCATCAAGAAGCGAAGGTATTCCGTAGATGCTTGTAGCAATTACTGCTTTAGGCGTGTACTTTTCAAATGCTTTTCTGAGGGCTTTTGGCGACATCCCGTATGTCTTCATATCGCTGTCTATAAAGACAGGGGTTGCTCCGCAATACTTTATGGGGTTGGCACTTGCAGTGAACGTCAAATCAGAACAGAAGACTATGTCTCCTTCATTGACTCCACACTCAATGAGAGCTAGGTGGATCGCTGCAGTTCCGCTAGACAGTGCTACTGCATAGTTGCTTCCAACCATAGCTGCTACGTCTTCTTCAAGCTGATTGACAAAATGCCCAAGTGGTGCAATCCAGTTGCTATCGAATGCTTCTTTGACGTACTGTCTTTCATTGCCTACCATTCGTGGAGCAGCTAGGTTAATTCTTTTGCTCATAGGCTCATACTTCCTTTCAATCAATACAAAAGCCGTCCGAGAACTCCCGAACGGCTTAATTTTTGATGGTATCATATTAGCACTGGCAATATTTACATTCAATGACATTCATTATTGTTTACTATCAAAAACTTTTGCAAATCTAAACAGTCTAGTCTTTGTCAAGTATTTCAAAACTGTCTATTCCTCTTATTAGAGCACAGCCTCCCCAGCTTCCGTGGAGCTGTCCTATGTCGTCAATCATTTCTACAACTCCTTCTTTGCCTGTGTATCTTGGCTCTCCGTCCATATGTATGATTCTTATTCTTTTGCCAACATAGATTCGTTCGAGTTCTGTCTTGTTCATAATCATTCTCCTATCAAAATCTTTCCCACATGAATGGGTCTTGTGTTATTTCTTCGTGCGTAATTACTCCATCTCCATCCTTAGAGATATATCCTTGGAAGCCTCCTTGCTTTGCAACGTAGTGCGAGCCAGACATAATAGCGAATGAACCAGTGGAAGTATCCATCACCCATTTTGCTCCTCTAGTTTCACCGTTCTCGAACTTGACAGAACATACACTATAGAGCTGGCACTGTGTATTTGGATGCAAGCACATCATAATCTTCAGGAAATGCTGTCTATGTACACTTATTTTTGCTCCTACTCCATATGGTTCAAGGAAGGGCGTTTCAAATACAACTTCTTTTACAGCTGTGGTCTCATTTCTGTCAAATCTAAGATTGTACATTTCTACAGGCAGGAAGTCCATCTTCTTGTATTCTTTGGGGTATCTCGTCCATTCTTCCTTGTTACAAATGGGATAGTATCCATATTTACCGTTACTCATTTTTATTTCCTCATTCTTATTTTTTAAAACGAACCGTTGAATGCTCCAGACTTGTACAATGCTAGGACTGTTATTAAGCAACAGACTGCTATTCTAATCATACCATCTTCAAGGGATATGAGTTCACATTCAATTCCTCCTGCAAGACCGTATGCATATAATGCAGACATAAAACCTACTGCCAAAACTAATTTCCTTTTTGTTCTTACTTTCAACTTCATTTTCGTTTTCTCCTTAATTCCATTCACCGTAGTCGAATGACACTTCGTATTCATTGTCACGTATGTGAATCATGTCTACGTAAGCTTCGTACAATGCGATTGCATCATCAAATCTGTCATATCCGTGTTCGTTGTATCCATCTGTATCTCCAACGAACAAATAACCTTCGTACCATACTGTATACTTGTAAAGCTTCTCGTACTCGTCAATTTCATTTCCAAAACAATCTGTGTAAAAACCTATAACCTTTTCACCGTTAATCATTTTCATTTTCTCCTTAAATCTTAATCACTCTTCCAGACAGAACATCAACAACAACTGTTCCAACGCCGAACTCCGCTCTCATCTCTGCAATCTCTTGCTGACTTAAAGGTTTCTGATTCTTTCTGTATTCTTCAATGAACTTTGCATCTTCCTCAATTCTTACTGCGTTACTCTTTGCTCTGTCGAACTTGCATCCAATGTACTCCATCTTTTCTAGCATATCGTCATGCGGAACACTGTTATTACTAGTCCATCTAACTACTCCATCTTCTACATATGCATTTTCTTCGAAGTACTTCTTTGCTTCCTTTGCTTCGTTAATAGCATTTGTAATCCAGTACTGTCCTAACTCTCCGCTTAACTCACGTTGAAATCTTGTCATTTTCATTTACTCCTTACTTGCTGAGATGTTTGAAGAGATTTTCAACTGTCTCCCTATTGCTTGATGACTTCTGATTTGTTCCGTTGATGATAAGAGCGTAGGTATCAAAGCCTTTGTTATAAGCGAAGATCATTTCTTTTCCTGTGAATTTGTTGGTTGCTCTTTCTATTTCTTCGAACATTTTCATTTCCTCCTTATGTTTGTTTGATTAACTGTCACAATCGTAACATTCATAATCTCAGGCAGTCAAGCGTATTTTGAATATTTTTAAGAAATTTTTTTAAAATAAACTAATTAGAATAGTAATGCTATTTGAGCTACTTATAATCTCTTATATTGCCTAAAAAAAGAGACCGACTAATCGGTCTCTATATTATTTTCTGACAGATTCGCTATTGCTGAATTGTGAAGCCTAAAGACTCTTTGCTTATAGTTGTCAATCTTGTCTTCATAGTCTTCCTTGCCTCCGAACATCATGAATTGGATTTGCTCCCAATCTTCAGCGTCAATATATCTCATTCTGATTACTGCACGTTCATCTGCTTTTGAGAGTGTCTTGACCATTCTTTCTATCTTGAAACGTTCTAAGTCTCTTATCTTCATCAAATCTCTTATTTCATCTTCCAGTTCAGTTATTCTTGCAGCTGCTTCTGCAATTTTATCCTGAAAGCCTGAGCTCTTTGGCATACCAGTAAGATTTGAACTACTTGGGGAGATAGCACGTTCTTCTAGACGTTCAAGGCGTTCAATTTCATTGTCTATATCCCTGTTCAGGTCTCTGTACTTTTGCAACCTTCTTTTCATAGCATTGAACTTCATCTTCTTCAAAGCGTCCTCGGACTGTCTTTGGACAAGACTCGGATTGTCTACTTTTATCAATGAACGTTCCTCCCACCTATTGCATTTTGTAATCATTCGAGATATACTGTTCTTGTCAATGCAACAGCTGTCTTCCGCAAGTCGGTGGGCGGCTGTTCTTTTTTATCTTAGCTGCAATGATACATGAAGAGCTTTGTCTAGATTTTTTTCTTCTTCAGTGTTGACTATAGTGCCTAGGTACTTCATCAACATATCACGAGAGATAGTAACTAAATGCTCACATAGAACTGTGCTGTTTTTTCTTAGACCGTTTTCATTGCCGAGTTTGATGTGGGTTGGCAAGTCTTTCTTCGGCTTGCTTGTTATCAGGGCTGCAATATAGCTTGTGCTATACGAATTCCCTACGTTGTTCTGAACAATAATGACTGGTCTTACTTTGTGAACATCATCTATTCCGTTACGAGTGAAATCTGCTATATAGATGTCGCCTCTCCTAATATCTGTTCTCTCATCAGAACGGAAGGTTTCCATCGTCTTCGTCAAGTTCTGTGAAGTCTCCTCCTTGGAAGCAATCAGACTGTCTTCCGTTTTCTTCACTTCTAGATTTCTTTCCAAAGTCAACCTCCTCCGCAACAATCTCAGCTGAATATCTGTTGTTGCCATCTTTGTCTTGCCACTTTCTGATTGTCAGATATCCGCTGACTTCAATTCCGCTTCCTTTTTTGAAATACTTTGAAACAAACTCTGCTGTATTTCTCCAACATACAATAGTCAAAAAGTCAGTCGTGTCATCCTTCGTTTTAGGTCTTTTTACAGCAAGGTTAAACGTGAGGACTGAGACTCCTTGTGTAGTTGCTTTCAAGTCTACATCTGATGCAATGTAGCCTGTTAAAAAAATCTTATTCATCTTCTGACTCTCCATCATATTCATAGTCTTCATCTTCTGAAGTAGGAAGTGCTTTGATTTCATCATCTTCGCACGTATAGTCGGCATTGATGACATTGCTGTCTTCAGTGTCGAAGATGCTTGTCTGACCATCATATATTGGTCTCATTACGAACTCCTGAGTTTCGTCATCCCAAACAAGTTCATATTCTCCTTTGAAAGAGCCTGATTCTTCTGATTTAATCTGCATTACTGAGCTAACCTTGTGAACGAATGTAGGCTTAATCACTTTCTTTGTTGCAGAATCATACTGTGCATCAAAGTCACGTACATCTACTTCATCTAAGGTTATGTTGAGCTTGAGGGTCATCGTGGCTTCATTGCTTTCCTTTAACTGCATATTTCCAAGTGTTCTCTTGAGAATAGTGTTGAAGTCTGACTTCATAGCGGCAAATGCATTGCTGTCAAGGTTGATCGTCAAAATGTCTGTTTTATTCATGTCTTTTTACTCCTTTAGTGTTCTTTAATATACTTATTTCTGCATTCTTCTGAGCAGAAGTCGTGCCAGTTTCCGTGGACTTTACAGGAGAGCCATCCTTTTTTTCTTAGCTCATTCTGTATTTCGTTATATGGTGGTCTGTTGTTATCAAAGTCGTACTGTTCTTCTTTTTGGCAAGTATCGCAATAGCAAACGACAGTACCTTCTCCGTAGAACTTAGACCATTCTATTTCTTTACTCATCAGTTTTACTCCTTACTATGTTCTGTATTACTACTCTTACTCTTGGCGAGTCTGAATAGAACTTTCTTACCATAGCATCAACAATCTGCGTGTCATCCTTGTAGGCAATATTGTTGAGACTATCTGCTATGACTTTAACTACGTTATCCATATCAGGCTTCTTCGTTGGTCTTATCAAGCCAGTAATCATTTCTTCTTTCTTCTTTTTGCTGGCACTTTTAGGAATACCATAGTAGGCGTAGATTCTAAGGTCTAGATAGTCTCTTTCATCGAACTTATAGCCGTTGCACTGCCTTTCATATTCTAGCTTTACAAGGTTTTCATATGCTGCCGTTTTCTGAGGAGTGTACGTCTTGGTATAGTTACCTATCTTGCTGAATCTCGGTCTGCCTTTGCCTTGCGGCTCTCCAAGAACTGTGAACTCAACCTTCATCAGAAGTTACCTCATCAGTCTGTCTATCGTATAAAGCTTTTTCTGCCACTAGGTAATAGACATATGCTTTCCCAGTGGGAGTTTTCCTCTCCTTGCCTTGCCACACTTTATATCCGTTTTTTACTAGGATCGCAGCTACAGTAAGTCTGTCTTGTTCTGTGAATATTTCTATTTTCATTTCAGTCCTCCAGTAAAGATTTCATTTCATCGAATCTGTTAGCTGCTTCTTTCATTCTCCAAGAACGCCCAACAAATTCTACTGGATAGCAGACTTCTAAGATTCTGTCATAGATTCTTTTGTACTTTATGTCCGATGCCGTCTGCATATCCGATAGCATTTTATTGGTTGTGACTATCATCGGTCTTCCAGTTCTATATCTGCTGTCTATGACGTTATACACAACTTCAAGTGCGTAATCAGAACCACTTTCAGCTCCAAGGTCGTCAATGATGAGAAGCTTTGCACGATTCATTTTTCTTATATAGGCTTCCTCATCATCGTTTGATTTGAATGCTCTTGCCTGAGACAAAATCTTAACAAGCGATGTTGCATAAACAGTAGTCAGGTTATCCATCAAGTAGTTTCCTATGCAACAAGCAAAGTGAGTTTTGCCAGTTCCTACAGCACCATATAACAATAGCCCTTGATTCTTTTCAAAAAGCTCATCAAACTTTTCTGCATATCTTTTACATATTTTGAGCTGCCTTTTGTTATCTTTGGTCACTTCTATCGTATCGAAAGTGCAAGAGAGAAATTTTTCGTCAATAAGGCTGTCTTTCTTCAGCTTTTTTATATTCTCAAGCTTTTCTAGAACTTTCTGCTTTTCAACTTCTTCCTCTCTGCACTTGCACATAACTGGAACTACTACTTGGTTGCCTAGCATAACAATTCTTGACTGTCTTCTTGTATTACATTTACCACAGTAGACTAAGCCATCTTCTCCTATGTAGTCTACTTCTTCAACAGGATTTCTTTCCTGTGCATTCTTTATAATGCCGCTTAGAATGTCACTTACTGGACTAAGCCCATTTCCCATTTGAATCCTCCTTACTTATAAGACTCAAAGGGGTTTTTGCCAGACTCGAATTTAAGAATCTTATTTTCTTTCGGCAAATAGTCAACAAACGGTGTTGAGTCGCTTAAAAAGGTCTTAGGATGCTTAATGTACTTCGCATCAGTTTTTAGCTTTTCACACTCGTCTGCATAATTCTTTGCAGACCGAAATAATTGCTCATCTGAGAAGCCATCCTTGAGACGTGTGCAGTACTTTTTATAGGCATTTCCCTTTTCAACTTTTCGTGGGTACACTTCCCAAAAATCTTCAAATGCTTTTGAATATTTAGGACTTTCTTCTTCTTTCTTTTCAACATCTTTTCCATGTTGTACAGGTACTTCAGACTTAGAATGAAGCTTCTGAACATCATCTTTGGGGGCTTCAGACTTTGCTCTTTCTCTTTCAAGTCTCTTACGTACCTTGTCCTTTTCTCTTTTATCTAGGTAGTTGTACCAATACTGCTGCCATTCATACCAGTCATGGACATATAGCTTACCATTTATGTCGTCTATCCAGCCTTCTTCTATCAAAGCCGCTGTTACTTCATGAGCATCAAGTCCTTTGCTGAGACTGGCTGAAATAGCGTGTGCAATATCATCTCTGTCTGCGTTGCCTAGAAGTCCTGTGACATCTGCATTTTTTCTAGCCCAAAGCCACATTAATGTAAGGACTCCAAGAGCTTCAGCTTCAGAACATCCAGCTTTCTTTCGTAAGCCTCTAAGCTTGCTTCCAAGCACTTCTTCGTGTACTGCTATCCAATACACAATCATCACCTGCTCTTTCTTGGAGCTGACTGAATTACAGCCAGCTCCTTGTTACTGTTTATTCTTCTGATGTTTCTCCAGTTTCAACTAGCGAAAGTCTGATGTCTTCAAGTTGAGCATCTATCTTTTCAAGTATCTTTTTTGTCATCTGAGATGTAGACTGAAGACCTTCATCAGATAAAAGCTGTTTGAGGACTACATTTCCTTCTTCCTTGCCGAAAATTTCATGAGCTTTTGCGAAGAGCTCCTGACGTTCAGCTTGAGAGATAGGAGTATCGTCTTCCTTGGATGTATCACTTATTTCTCCTTTGCCGTTAACTACTGCATTGTACTCAGCAGGTGCAAGTTCTTCAGTTGTGTAGAGACCTTCAAAATCTTTGGGATATGCTTCTCTTAGGCACTGGCTTATTGCAACTTTTTCAATCATAGTGCAAGGCTTTTCTTTCCATATAGCATTTCCCTTGTTGTACTCTTGGAATCCAACTTCCTTGTAGGTTTCTACTTCTCTGTTTCCCTTGAGCTTGTGAACTCTACACCATCCACCTACAAGTGTTTCTGATGGATAAATGCAAGCACCTTGTTTCTTGACTATCTCAGACTGTCCTCTGCACACTACTATTCCACTTTCAGTATAGAGATGTGCAGGGTTTTCATCAGCTCGTCTCTTATAGGTGTCATAGCCAACAACCATCTGTGCTGGCTGAGAGCCGAACTTAATCAGGTAGACTTCTCCAGTAACGAATGGATTCAGACGCTGTGCCTGACACATCTTAACGAACAGAAATACTTCTTGGTCTGAGACGTTACCATTACCTTTAACTAAGTACTGCTTAACCGTTTCACCATCCAGCTTGACATTGCCAAGAGCTGTTTCATAGTTTACTGACATTAACTCGTTTGCCATCTTTTATGCCCTCCTAAAACTCATTTTAGTTGTTTCCTGATATGTTATTCCCTCTATCTTGATAGTTCCTTTTGAGCTTCTTATAAGCTTCATAACAGCAGCCTTGTCTACTGGCCTTATGAGAACTCCCATCAAAGAATCAGGAACTTTTGTCAGGTCAATTTCTGTTATCTCCCAGTCTTTCTGCACGCTGACTCCCTTTGCTGTAGGCTTATTGTCTTCAATAGCAACCATTCGTGATACTGTGTCAGCAATCTCAGCATCTAACATGGCATTCTTGGTGGCAACAGCATCTCCTTTTTCTTCAGCTGCTATTGCTTCTGCCAGTTTTCTATCAGCTTCTTCCTTAGCTAATCTACGTGCTTCTGCTTCTGCTGCTCTTCTTTCCTGCTCTTTCCTCATAGCATAAGCACCCATAGACTTTTTCAAGATAGTTTCTGCGTTCTTCAACGGAGTAAGCATTTCCTTTTCTCTGTCGCACACTTTCTTGTGTGCATCGTGAGCTGCCTTCTTCATCGGTGCAAAGAACTCTGATACTTCAGCCATCTTTTCTTTGAGGACTATTCCAAATTCTCCAGCTACTTTGTACTGTTCGTCATTTTCCACCAAAAGATTTCTAGCCGTTGCTTCTATGACTGTAACCTGAGCTGTCAGTCTAGTCTCTTCGTAGACTTCTTGCGGTTCGATGACCGCTATTACTTCTTCTAAGTTATTCATCGTGTTACCTCTTCCACTTATATTTTTGGATGTGATTATGAACAGTCATAAGAGCACCGAAAACTTCCCAGCTTTCAGTGTCATTCTTGTCATAATATAACCATCTATACTGTCCATCATTTCTCAGATGGAGAATTGCCTTGCCATCGAATTCTATTCCGTGGCTTTCATAAGCTTTTGCGTAAGCTTCAAGCTGTACACCAGTCAGCATTTTATTTACTGCCGCTGATGTTTTGAAATCGACAAGAATTTTCTTCCCATCTATAATAACTGGCATATCTGCTGTACCTGCATATCTAAGG